TCGCTGCTTACTTTGTCGTAAACAACCTTTGAACCAAGAGCTTTCTCAAGGTTTGCAAAGTTTGCGAAGTTCATGAAGCAGTGGCTAGGTGATCCACCTTCGCGAGCGAGGCGGCTAGCTGCACCGATAAGAGCTTCTTCGATTGGCTGAGCAGAGCCGTCGAAACGGATGCCGCCAAGACGAGTAGCGTCTTTGCTTCGGTCTTGACTAAAGAAAAGAGTTGAAGAAGGGGCAGTTGCCGGAAGCCATGCTTCAAGACCAGAGACCTTTTTGGCAGAACCACCGTTTTGCGCATCGCCACGCTGGAAGAGGGTATCCCCGTTAGTAAACGCGCCAGCGTTATCTACGGTGAAAGTACCTGCGTCACGGTCAACAGTTTGCACAACCATGGTTGTACCTGCGCGAATCGCGCCTGTTGCTGTCGCTGCACAGTTAAGCTCCATACCAACTTCGATGTTGGTGATTTGGTCAGGCTTAATCATGGTCAAGGTAGTTGATGATACGTTAGCAGTACCAAGTGAACCAGAGCCATCGGCGTACATAGAAACCGCAAGAGATCGAGTAAGCGACTGGATAGCGCCGTCAATCTCAAGAGTCGCATACTTAAGGAACGCATCCGCTGCGCCTTCAGTAGCCTTGATGGTTTCGCCAGTGATGCTAGCGAAAGAGTAGTCCTTAACACGGGTAAGGACGAACCGTGCAAGCTCAGTTGCAGTGTTCAGACCTTGACCGGTTGCGAAGTCAGCAGAGCGTCGGTTTGCGATGCCATACTGAACTGGGACAGGCATGTTCTCACCGCCGAATCGCTCATACTTAGGCATGAGAGCGAGCAGTGGGTTGTCCTTGTAGACCATGTTTTTGACGGTCAAGGGCTTATAGTGCTCCTTGAGCGCCTGGGTGACGTTGTCGAGATTTAATGAAGTTGGCATAACTTACTCCTTATCGGAGCAAGTTCATCTTACTCCGAGCGAAACAGACTAGACCCGTACTTGTTCACCAGCACATCGATAGACTGCTGGCGGCTAAGCTTCGCGGGCTTATCCCCTGGTGCCCTTTGCACCTGGGTATTAGTTAAAGTTTTCGATGGCTCTTTTTCAGAAGTTTGCACTTCCTCTTTTGCTTGCCCAGCCACGGGCTCTGTTTGCGCTGGAGCGTATCGCTCTTTCAGACGTTGCTCGAACTTAGAAACCTTAAGAAACTTTTCTGCTTCAGCTTCATAATGGTTCTCTACGATGCGAGCAGCATCTGCATAGTCCATTACTTCCTGTGTCTGGTTGTAATGTTCCTGCATCACCTCAGCTATGACGCCATAAGCGTCGTTTGCTTTGATGAACTCGTACTGATCTCCATTGTTAACGAAAGTTTTGATCTGGTCAATAAAACCTGCGTAAGTTCTAGCGTTGACCTCAGCTTCTTTCTCTTCTGCGAGTTTTTGACGCTCTGCTTTCATTGCATCAATCTCATCTCGAAGGCGCTTCATCTCTCCTGCCATTTTCTGCTCAGGGGTAATCTCCCCCTTATTGATGACTTGCTGAGATAAGTCTTTGAAGTTGATGCCAAGCTCTTTGACCAGCTTGTAGGGATCTTCTTTGGCTAATTGACGCAGCTCGTCAACGGATCCAATTGACTGCTTATTGGCCTGCATCTCCTGCTGGAGCCGCTTCATCTCCTCGCGCTCTTGCCGAAGCTTTTTCTGCTCGCGAGCTAGTTGGGCAAATCGCCTGCTGAATGGATCGGGCGCTGGTTCTTCGGGAGTTCCTGCACCGCTGCTCTCCACTCCATCGTGATTATCATCCGCTCCAACTGCTTCATGTGAAACGTCATCTCTTCCAGAGGCTCGTCCATCAACTCCTCCAGAAGATTCTCCCATATCAGGAATTGATTGAACCTCTTCTGCAATCTGACCCTCTTCAGTCATATTTTCTCCTTTAGACTGGCACACCTTCTAGCGCGGCACCAGTCGCTTGCGGGGCTGGCAATTCTGCTTCTGCCAGCGCATCAATGGCTTCCTTCGGCGGTGTTGCCGTAGGCGTTAGTTCGGTAGGTGCAGGAGCACCGGCCCCTTCTACTGGGGCTGGGGAACCGGGCATAGGCATTGGAGCCGGTGGCGGAGGTGGCTGTAGCAACCTCGCGCAATCCTGCATGTACTGTCGCATGAGCTGAAGACGCTCTTCTGGGACATTGTTGATCTTAGCTTCAATGTAAGCTCGTTGAAAGAACTGAAGGTGAAGCTGCAAATTCGAGAAAGGCTCTGGTGGGTGATAGATGCCTTTTTCAATAATCTCTTCAACCAGCATCTCTGCTTCATCTAGTGGTGCTGTAGCCAACTTGTTGTATTGCTCGATGTCTGGGAAGTCGAGAAGACTGCGAGTCTCCGCCTTATCAATCAAGCCTGCCTGCGACATTTCAATGACTGTCTGCAGACGTGCGGCTGGCGTGGTCGGGAGAAGACTCGCTGGGTATACTTTCATTCGGTACTGGTCTTCGGTCAAGTTAATATCAGACCATTTGATTTTCTCAATGTCTTTGTCGCCATGTGAGATTACTTCATAAGTCTTGCCTTGCTTGGATACGTCTTTTGCCAAGTCAATCAATTGACGTGCAACCTCTAGGAAAGCCGCCTCGTAAGCCTGACCTGTGATGATGAAGCGCTCAGTCTCAATATCGTTATATTCTCGAAGTGCGACACCAGACTCGAGACCACCCGGTTTGCGTGATGTTGCAGACAACTGACTGATGCCAGAGATCTCATACGCTCGGTTGTAGAGTCGGTCGAGATGACTAAACACTTCGCCAGCTACAGTCTGAGGCACAAAGAAACGCGGTGGCTGACCTTCGTACTCGATGATGCCCCACGTCTGGTTGTTAATCTGCTCTTTTGCTACCTGTGACCCGCGCTCTAAGAATACCTTCGGAGTCGCTAGGTTCATCTGTTCTTGGATGTTGAGCAGTAGCTGGTTAATCTCCGCCTGGATGCCACGAAGCTGCTCAGCCAGACCCTGGCCATAGAAGCCCAGCATACGGCGTGACCATCGAAGGGTCACAAACGGGAAGTAATCTTTCTCATACTTTTCATCGAAGAGCGTCGCGTTGTCGATGCAGATAACGTGGCGGCCATCATCCGCGCCTTTTGCTGACGGGATATGCCACGCCTCGATAACTTCAATCATATCGCCGGTATTGTAGCTTCGGTCTTCTGGGTCGCACGGGGATGCCGCTGCAACTTCTTCTTTGTGATTGGGGAAAAGCCCAGCAACTACTTCGCGAGGCATAACCTTACGTTGAAACATAGAGCGGGGATCACCATATCGAGCTTCATACTCATCGACGATAATTTCGCTAGGAAAGATGCGCTCTGCCTTGACCTCATCATCTTCGATATACAGCTTAATAATACCAGTGCCAAAGACGCAGCTATCGAGAAACACTCGCTGCATCAGGTTGTATAGGTCGATCTGGTAAAACATCCCGTCAACAAACTTGGTCAGTAGCTTAGCCTTGCGCTTCAGGCTGAAGTTTCCGCCACTTGTCAGGAAGATAGGACGCGGTCTTGCCTTCGCAATTTTCGCAGTCACAGTGTTGCAGCACGACGCGATGACATTGAAAGTCACACGGTCATCATCGAAGAGGGTGCCGGTCTTGTAGCCTGCGGGGTTTAGCGCGTTGTTGTAGTAGTTCTCGAAGAGGGAGAGGTGGAGCACGTCATGATCTGCCCGTGTCTCTACTCGGTCTTTAAGACTCTCGAGCAATGAGTAAATGAGTTCCTGAGGATTGTCCTCTTCTGAGTCCCACCAAAACTTTTGATCCATCATCACTGTAGCCTCTCAATCGATGTTCCCGCAGCCCACCACCTATTGGAGTCATTGCGGTCTAAATTTTTTGCCGATTCTGCCCAGTGCTTCTCTTCAATCATCTCCCAATATTCTGGGGTTCCGTACTTCGGAGCCTCTACTGGGGCCTCGTATCTATAGTGCCTGCACTCTCGCCAAGCGTAAAGCGCAGCATCGGCAAGGTGGTTCTCAAAGCGTCCATCTTCTTTGCGGTGGTCTTCATCCCACTGAAGGTTCTGCCATTCATCTAAAATGTCAGACCCTCGTATTACCTTGAGGATGCCATCAGCCAAGTCGGCATTCATCATCTCGATGTAGCTCATCTTCTTGGTTTTTTCCGCCGGGTAAATAGGGAGCCCGTAGCGAACCTTAAACTCCTCCACAATAGACTTACCCAAT